CTCGGTCATTTGGCGCACGGTGACCGGATGCCCTGTCCACTCTTCCCAGACGCGCCTAGTGACGCCTAGGTTTGTCATGCCGCCTGGATCGAGTGGGTGATCGGAGAAGCCACCCTCATGAGCCAGCACCTTCTGAAGTGCCTCGGCAAAATTGGATTTCATTTCCTGAAGCTGGCAACGATGCGGCTACCGAACAAGAAACCGAAGGCAATGTTGGCCGCTTCTAGGGCGATACCTTGAATACGCACATCGACGGGAGCGTATAGGGTGCTGATACCTACTGTAATGACCGCCAAAGCACCGATGTATCTAGCGGAAGCCCGGAGGTCTACCACCCACTGCGAGGGCTGTCCTATGGGCTTGTCGAGTTCTGCCAGTGCCTTGATTTTCTCAATCTCATTGGTGTCCAGCTTGATCTGGTCTTCGATACTGGTGGCCTTGACGCCACCGAAGAAGTTGGTCATCAGTTGCTTGATGCCCTCGACACCCACAGGCACTAGAGCGCCAATGATTGATTCAATAATCATGGTTTGTACCCGTGACTGGTGGCCCAGCCTAATAGCATGTAACCAAGCCCAACAACAGCAGACCAAGCTAATCCACTGAGTGTTTTTTCAATGACTGCCTTGCGAAGTTCAATACTTTGAGCTTCCTTTTGGATTGCCATCTTCACCCACCGCTGTTCATCTTGAGACAATGCAATTGTTGATTTATTGATGGCGAAGGATATGTCAAGAACAAGTTGCTCCATTTCTTCAGGTGTCATGATTATATTTTCCCTTAGTGAACTATTTTATTGACCTGTCAGTGCGTTAACGTTTGTAGAGCTTGGTGCCAATTTGTTAGGTTGTTCTTGACGTGTTACAGCTCTTGCGGCAACGGCGCCAGTTTTACCCCACGATGACGGATCGGCCAGCACACGAAGAACCTCACTACGGTCAGATGCGGGTAGTGTATCAAGCATCTCCAAAGCACTTTTACCAGATGCCATGCCTTTTTGCAATTCACTAAATATTTTTTTATCCAGTCGTTTTTCCAACATGTCCAATGTTAAGTTTGCGGCAGTCGCACCCTTAGACAATACAAATGGAATACGGAAGCGAAACGAATCAGCGCCAATAACATCGCCCAGTTTTTCTGTGCCTGCTGCTGCTGCTTCCTTCATTGACGCTGTACGTTCAACATTGGACGCTAGTTTTTCCAACGTGGGCATTTTGCTGCCCATTTCTTTAAAGATGTCATAGCTGCCAGGGCCAAATATAGCCTCCACCGCGTCTGGGTTGTTGCCGCGTACGAGTCTCACGTATTCTTGAGGTGAGTCTTTAAACAACTTAGCAGCTTCAGCAGCCATTGCTTTTTGGTCAATGGCTTGCATTCCTTGCGAGTAAGTCTTAAGGTAATCTCTCCAGCCAGTACCGCCAGCTTTTTCAATGGCATCATCAATCAATGGGCGAACTTCTTGAAGCACGCCCCGTGTTACTTTGGCACTGACTTTTGGATCAGTTTGACCAAGAATCTGCATAATTCGCTCATTGATACCTTCCTTGCGAAGAGTGTATAAATCATGTGCGTCAATAACGCCGCCCCCTTTGGCGGTCAAATTAGCAATATCTTCTTTGACAGCTTGCAATACTTTGGTCATATTGGAACTTGCACGAAGTCCCGGTGTGGAAAGTTTTGCGTCAATTGCTGCGGTGATGCTGCCAGCGTCCAGTGGGCGCAACCCGTAGTCCTCCAAGCTGCCAATTTGACGTTCAATAAACCCGGCTTCTGCACGGCGTTGCTTGGCGATCTCTGCAAAAGCATCGGATGTCTCTTGCCATTCTTGCGAGCGGGTACCGGCAGTCAAAAAGCCCGGTTTACCTTTAGCTGCAATTGCTGCTTGTTGCGCGGCTTCAGTCGCCGCATTAATTCCTGATACCCCCGGCGCTGGAGTCCCTGCGGCACCAGATGGTAAGTTTGCAGGCATACCTTCACGCAAAGCATTGACCATGCTTGCGTCGCGTTGTTGCATTTGTGGGGCCAAGCGATTGGTTGTTTGAGCAGCTTGGTTAGCCGCTTGCAGTTCAACATTACGCATGTCGGCAGTTAACTGATTCAATCGTTTAATTGATTGATCATATGCCGTTCGCATTTCAGTGGCGTTTCCACCCTCAGCCATGCGTTGCAGTTGCGCTAGATCGTCTGCTGCCTGACGTTTTAACAATGATGAAATGTCATCAGTTTTACTAGTCATAGCCCCAAGGGCTTGCCAAGCATCTTTTTGAATGCCCGATGTGGCCTGGGCTGCCGTAACATCGGCAGGTGACGCAAGCAGTGCTGCACGAATAGCACCGATACGATCACCTGCTACATCACGGGCAATTCTTCCGGCACCAACTTCACCCAATCGACCAGTAAACGCATCTTTCAAAAACCCAAGGCTTTTTGCTGTTATCTTTACCAGTGGGGGTGCTGCAACAGCTAGACCCGCACCAACACCAGCACCCGTGCTTATCTCATCAGGGTTCGTAAGTGCAGCAGTTGCTCCACCTGTGACACCACCACCTACGATTCGCGCACCTATGTCGGCAGCGCGTGTTGCCAACGGAGCGCCCTTTGTAACCAGTCCCGAGCTAAAACCCGAGGAGCGTAGCGCGTTTGCAACTGGTGCAAGTGCTGGCGCAAGTGCTGGAGCGCGGGTTGCTAAAGCCGCAACTGGTTTAGCGAGTACACCACCTAAAGGCGCTAGTATTGCGGCCTCTGTACCGTATTCGCCAATTCCGGTAGAGATTGGGTATTCTTGTTTAAACGGTGCAACACGGGCTTGCGTTTCAGCTTGGCGACGCGCCGCGTCTTCAATTAGTGACTGACCTGTTTCAGTCGCACCCAGTGCCGACAATCCTTTTCCGACAAGTTGCTGACCACCAAACATGACATTGCCGCCACCTTTAATAACGCCCTCGGACAATGCTTGAAGAAATGGTGCGCCAATAGATTTTATTACACCACTAACACCAGTTAATGGTTGTTGAGTAATACCAGTGACGCCTTGACGACCAACAGGCACACCGCTACTTGGCGCGGTAGGTGTTGCAAATAATTCTTTGGCTTTTGATATGACCTGTTCGTCGGTAGCACCTGCTGGCCCCTCAATTTCGCGGATAACACCGCTAGGGTCGCGCACCTTGTAAATTTGAGTTGCCATTATTTAATTACCTTCCATTCACCAGTAGCTCCACCGGCAGCGGGTGTCGCGGCGCCTGCTGGTGCCATCAGTGACTTTAATGCCGTGTCCATTTCCGGCGTCCACGCGTTGCCTGCGCGTATTTTTGCGCTTTTAATTAATTCAGTCATGCGCGTTTTTTTGGCAGCTAGTTGTGGAGGCTTGTCAGTGTACGCGGGGATATACGCTTCCATTTGACCTTGCAACTGTTCTTTGTTATACGCGGCACCAGTCGCCAAATACAGCAGCGCATCAAGAGCATCACGTTGTGCGCCCTGCACGATTTGGCGGTTTGCACTACGGGCTAAGTTTGCCGTTCCGCCCATACCAACAGAAGCGGCCAAAGCCTCTGCAGCGCCGGGTTGCACTGATGACGGGTCTGTACTGCTAATGTTTTTGATTTCGTTAGCGGCAGTCAACACTCGCCCAATGTTGTACGCGGCTTGTTGTTCCGAAACGGCAGTCTTTGTCGAATCCTTGCCTTTAACACCAGCGCCGCCTAAAGTTGCGGATGTGATTGCGCCGGTGTCCATGTTTATAATTCCAATGCTTCCGTCGCTCAGTGTTACTTGCTGTGTTCGCGGCGCTGCTTCAGGACGTGGCGCACGTTGAGCAGCAGCACGCTCTCGCAAAAACGTCATAAACGCAGGGTCTGTTTTAGCGCGTTCATATTCAGCAATGCTTACAGGGGGCGCTGGCGGTGCTGCTGGCTTCTCGGGAGCAGCAGGTGCTTGCGTAAATGTTTTTGTTCGGGGGTCGTACACAGAACTACTGGCAGCCACCGACATTGGCTTCGCGCCCTCAAGCAACTGGCTAACACTCTGCATTGACTTCATGCGAAAGTCATCAAACGTTCCAGTTCGAACGGCGTTTTGTAAAGCAGCAAGCCCTTTTTCAGGTGTTGCACCTATGCTCTTAAGCCATTTTCCGAGTACGGGATCAGCATGAACAGATTGATGCACGGCTAAGTACGCTTCTGGGGTATCTGCTAATTGATACGCTTGTGGAAGCATTGATAACTTATCGGTTAACAGTTTTACGTCTTTGATTTGCCCCTCGGTGCCGGCGTTTTGGGCATCTCGTTGCAACTTAGCAAAAGCAAATCCTTTTTCAGGACTAATTTTCATTACATCTTGCAAATACGATGCTGATGTTGGGTCAAGGCGGCGCAGTGCGTTGGCTTCCTCCATGCCACGTTGCTTTTCAGCAATGCTCATCTGGTTCAACTGATTTGCTGACTGACCTTGCTGAAATGTCTGCAACTGCGCCATCATGTTCAATGGCGACTCAGGTTGCTTAAACTGGGCACCTTGTGCGATTAGAGCGTTTAAATCGGCCATTATTTATCCTTATGGGATGTACATACCAGAGCCAAGTCTTGGCGTTGTGGTTGAATACGTGGGCTGAGTGTATGGCGTTTGAAATCCTGACATGTTTTGTGAAGATGAGTCAGAAACAGGGTAAAACCGATTTAGCATTGCATTTGTTTGGTAAGCACTACCGACACCACCTAAAGCATTGGCCCAAGTGTTACCTGCGCCAAGTTGACCTGCTGCCATAGACTGACCAGCACCGTACTGACCGGCACCAATAGCTTGACCTGCGCCAGTAATCAAATTTCCACCAGAAGCACCGTACTGACCAGCAGCACTACCTTGATTGCTTGCAGCAGACTGACCCGATGCCATTAGACTACCCAATGGTTGAAGCTGGTTTGTACGTTGAGTTTGATAACGATTAAACGCATTTTGGTATTCTTGAGAACCCATCTCTTGACCGTATCGAGTTGCTGCTTTAAGCGCTCCACCAGAGATCAAACCACCACGAGCGGCGGCTTGTCGGTCAAGTGCTTTCTGACCCTCAGACAATCGGAAGGCATAACCTGGGTCTTGTTGAAAATCAGCAGTACCGAAATCACGAGCATATTTGCCGTAACCAGCAGCGCCAGTATTGCCACCAAGCCCCATCAGTTCCATCAGTCGATTCTGACCAGTTAGGCCAGCTTGGCGGTACGGTTCCTGTAAACCAATCTGCCGCTCGTACATTCTCTCCTGAAGGGCAAGAGCCTCTCTGGCTGCTTGTGATTGAGTTTCACCTTGTTGTTGTGCAGCGGTTGCCTGAGTCTGTGCAGCAGACTGGGCACCCCGAGATGCCATGTATCCACCCAATAAGGCTGTGCCGCCCCCAATTAACGCTGCTGCAATAAAACTCATGGCGACACCTCAATAAGTTGGTCTTTTATCTTGTTACCCACTCCAAACATGGAATGTGGGTCATCCTCAACTAGCTCTGATTCTACATCTTCAACGGTAATTGAATCAACCCGATGAAAAGTCATGCACAGAGCATCTGTTTCAGCATATACGGCACGTTTTGTGCCCGGACTGCTGCATATTACTTTCGGGCCTGTAATATGTTCTACACCAGCGTCAGTGGTTACAAGAATTGTTCCAGATACGACCATGTAGAAATGTTCTTTCTTATGGACTTTCCCGACAATCAAGCAACCTGCGGGACGCCATACTTGCCGACAATACATGCCACCATGAAACAAATGCTCAGTGGGTGGCTCGTACTGCTCGTGCTTGGATACTTCTACCTGTAACGCTTCTACCTTTGCCCGCATGTCTACAGGCGCTGGTGCGTAAAACTCAGGCCCGTATGTGACTTGCATTACGAAACCTCACGCCCAGAAGCGCGAATGTTGATTGCTGTGGCAGTACCTGCTAGTGTAGATATAAACGCACCCGGTGACAATACCTGACCCACCAGTTCGGGGAATGTGTACACCTCGGTAGGCTGCAACGTCTTGGTCTTGGTGATCAAGTTGGCATCCCCGGCTGAAAACGACACTGTAACCAAGTTGACCGACAACGTGGCAGCACTGGCGCTGTAGTTCGTGGCAGTGAACTTGTCGATGATCGTAGTGACGCCATTGGCGGTGTACTGGGTGACCTGTGTCGCTTCGGCAATCTTGGCCGGGATCAGGACTTTGACGGTAACTGTCATGGGTAACTCCTATTGTTCAGTCTGGGTGACTGCAAGAATAACGGCAGGTGCCGCTGGTGCAAAAGCTGTAGCAGCTACGGTGGCGATGCTGACGTTGGTATTGTCGGCGGCGTACATGACTTCGATGAAATCACCGGCCAGCAAGGATGCAACTTCATTCAATGTCACAACCAAGTAGCCGTTGTTCAGTGTGATCGAAGCGACTCGGGCTGAATTGGGAAAATTTGTCGTCCCGTTTTTGCGCAACCAGACCCAAATAGATTTCTGTGCGCTATTGTTAGAAGTAATCTGTACAGAAGCGGCGATGTTGTACAAGCCAGCTTGGTCAACGTAAATTTCAGAAGTTGTCGTTCCAATGGATACGCCGTTGGCGATCTCTGTGTTGGTGAACAGCAACGGGTAGGCTGTGTTTGCCGCAGCAGGCGATTGGCTGTTGGTCTTGGTAAACTCACCGTAGTAAATTTGCTGCTCAATTGTTGGCCGGACAAAGATGACGCCATCAGTCGTACCCACTTGCAGCACGGCAGCAATTGGCACCACGTTATTAGGCGCAGTAGGTTTAACATTGGTAAACGCGCCTGCCACGGTTGGTGAAGCGTACAAAATGTCACCAAGGGTAAACCCGCTAGTGTCTACATCACGCACAAAGCCCCAAGTGGTGCAGTAGCCTTTTTCACCTGAGTCAGGCAGGTCGTGCGTCATCACCCCAACGATGTACAGCGTGTTTGTCGCACCGTTGGCTAGATAGGGTGCCACTGACAGTGCGCTGTCCGGCACAGCCCCGGTAAACCCTACCACGGTACCATTGGGAATGGTTACGCCGGTAAAGTTGGCTACACGAGCATATGTCTCCAGCCCGATCTGCTGAACAACATCGTATTCCATGCCTAGGTTAAGCGTTTGATCAAGTTGGTTCCACCCCATCCGGCCCATCATAGGGGTGCTGGGAGCGTCAACTTCAAAGTCAAGGTAATTGGTATTCAGCGTATTGCTGTTCAGCAAAGGCGGTGTTGCACCAAGTGCTTGCAATTGTTTTTGAATTTCAGCCACTTGTGACTGCACAACATTGACATCGTTGGTAGACGCCAACCCTTGTAGCTGTTTCTCTATTTCAGCGATTTGCGATTCTTGAGTAGACCCGGCAGCATAAGCAGCAAAGCCAGCAGGGGCTGGGTCAACAGTGGTCAGGTCAATCTCCTGAACTGGTGGCCCTACCTGCAAGTCGGTCAATGACGCATAGTTAGTACCGCTGCCAGTAAGCTGGAACAGATTGAAGAAAAATCTGTACCATTCACGCGAGATCAGGCCAGTCCGGGAATCCGTAAGAGGAACCCGAGGTGGCGTGATATTCGTGAGGATGACGTTTGGTTCACTCATGCGTTTGTCGGGGTTACGTAAAGTTCAGCACCCATGATGGCAATCTTGACTGGATCGGTACCAGACACCTCATACACCCGGTCACGCAGCTTGAGGGTCATGCCCAGACGCCGCCAGATGGTACGGTAACCGTACTGACCAATGGCACCCATAAGCTGCCAATGCTCGTTGCTCCAAGTGTGACCACCATCGTCCGACCAGCGTAGCATGGCCTCTGGCTGGCTACCCTGGCCCACAACCAGACCAACACCTGTCTCAGCGTCAAGCTGAAGGCTGTGGTGCGATGTACGTTTCAGGTTGTTCTGCCCAGGTGCCAACGCACGCCATGACCGAAGCCACTTCTGAGGCTGGCTATTGTCAGCATAGATGTCTAGGTCAAACGTGTAGATGTTGCCGGTTTCAAAGTCACCGACAACAGTGTTGCCTTCAAAGTTGCACTGGCAATTAGAACGATGGCGAGTAAACGCACCATTCACAAATCCAGCACGCTCATGCCACATTTGCGTCGATACGTCATACACCCAGGTTGCGTTGGCATTGGGGAAAATCAGCACGTAGAACGAATGACCTTCCTGCTGGTACGTGTAGGCTAAGGCGTCCGAGATGTTGCCATACTGGGCGATAGCGTACTCAATAGCATGAGTAGAAACCCTAGTGCCTGTGTATCCGTTGGCCCGGTAGACGATGCCCTGTCCACGCGCATCTGTGCCCAGCCAGAACAGGCCATTGTCGAGCTTGGCAACCGAGTAGGGGGCTACACAGCCAATCTCGTTAAAAGCGCCCTGAATGCGGGACAAGGGGAAGTCTGCATTGCCTGCGTCATACCAGACTTCAACTGAGTCAGAACCAAACAGCCAGGCTTCGCGGTGATCAACTATCAATGCCACCAGTCCGTCAGGTGACCCTTCGGCACTGACAAAATCAGAAGGATCAACGGACAGGCCATCCAGCAGACTGGTTACCCATACTCGCTGGCTGTTGGGCTCGTTGAATACAAAGTATCCGTCCAAGTAAGCAACTGTTACAGCACCTGGGAAGTCAGCGTCTGTAATCTGGGCAAAGACGTTGGTGACTTCGTTGTAGATGTAGCTGGGGCCATTGCAGGCAAAGAAAATTTGCGTGCCGTTGTCAGCAATCGAAACCGGGCCGGTGCCAGACACATTGCCCAACTTAACGGGTGTACCTGTCAAGCTAGTGAGTTTAAAAACCTCAGTGCCCGAGACAACGTAGAAGTCAGAGCCATTGGTCTGGTGTGCCCACAAAGCCCGGATTGGGCCAAGACCGACAGTTTGCAGAAAATTGAGGCCAGGGGCGCGGTTTAAGAATCCAGACTCTTTACCGCCTTCTGGGATCAGTTCCGGGAACAGATTGATCATGCGATTGTCAGCAGCGTTGACGCTGCGAGCAACATACGCTGAACCAAGAATCTGGGTTTTCATGCTATACTACCATTCATATTAAAAGGAGTTAGACTATGGAAACGTGGAAACCAGTTTTGGATTTTGAAGAATTGTATGAGGTAAGCGACTTTGGAAATATGCGCCGTATTGCCAGAGCCAAATCTCTTGACGCCACAAAAATTCCCAAGGCAAAACAAATGTTTGAACACGGCGCTACCCTTAAAGAAGTTGCTACTTTTTTGGGCACCAGCATACCCACAGCCCATTCTATCAAGTTGGGCAAGACTTGGGCCGGTGATGCCGCTTACAGACCATGCAAAATTAAATTGCTTAAAGGGTACTTTCAAGTCTCGCTGTGCCGAAACGGTGTGTACGCTCGCCGCGTTGTCCATCGCGTCATGTGGGAAGCATTTAACGGGCGTATTGAAGGCCGTTTGGAAATAAATCACAAAGACCTTGACCGCGCTAATAACCAATTGGATAACCTGGAAATTGTCACGCACCAGCAAAATATTCAGCATGCGATTGACGCATACAAAACTCAAGGACTTTTGAGAGCCGTAAAAGGCACCAAGGGCTTTGTTGCGGGTAAGCATAGTAAATACGACAACGCTCAATAATTCGACGCGTAGATGTTGAAACGCTGGCGAGTCGCCACGATAGCGTAAGGCATCGACATCACATCGTCAGGGTTATTGATACGCTTCAGGTTACGCTTGCTGGTCATGGAGATGCGCGACACCTGGGGGCTGGGTTCTACGCCAAACTCAGGGGCAAACTCCATTGCCAAGTTGTACGTAAACGCCCGCATGTAACCCGGTGGGAAGTGCAACTCAGTTGCCAAGGTAGCGGGTTGATCAAGTTCCTGCACCGACACAAAGTGCCACTCAAGGTCACGAGTTGGGCGTGGGTAGATCGACATGGTGATGTCGGGGAAGCCCATGTTCACAAAGCAGACCTGCGGATACGTGCTGGTTACAGTCTTGACGGCAATGCCGTTGTACTGCTGCTGGTTGATAAATTTAATGCCGAAGGACACGTTTGTGCCCGGATCACGGAAGTAAGTAGCGTCATCCAGCATTACAGGACGCAGGCCAATAAAGTTACCAGAAGGGCCAAGGGTGCGAATGTACTCGCCGGCAGGCCATGTAAATACTTGATCTTGGGTGCAAAACACGGCCAAACGCTCAATAGACCACGAGTCGATCATCTGGTTTAACGCTATCAAAGCGTCTTGAGACATG